ATATAGACCGAATCGGTATAGCTATTGCCGCTCCCTTCTTCTTTTTCATATTCAACTAGAACGTCATAATGAGTTCCCGCTGCTAACGGGAAAAATAGTCTTTCCCATTCCGTTCTTTCGTTCGCGCTCCAAACTTCATTTCCATTGATGAAGATTCTAGCGGTATTTCCATTCGGTGAAGCGTCGAAGCGCGCATATAGCTCCAAAGCGGGATTCAACGCACTTATAGGGATTCGAAAAGAAAAGGAGCACCCGGCCTTTTCGCCTTGAGGGATCGTCGGCGGCGAACCATTTTCAGGATAGTAAACGCTCACATCCTCATCTTTTACCCCAAAAGAATAAAACCCTGAATTTCTATACTCATATCGGCGGGTGAAGCCATAATTATAGCCCAGGGCTTTTTCCTGGACTTGAAAGAAAGGATCATATTCGTCGGATTCAAAATCGATGATATGCACTTGGTCAGCTTGCGGCACTTCCGGGGCCGGGTTCGGCTCCACTTCATCCCATACCACCGCAAACTTATCTATATAGGCATGCCCAACCCCTGGCGTAGCGCGCTGAAGCTGAAACATTAGAAATACTTCTCCGCGCCTGAAGTCCTCAGTAATAATACTAAATCCAATCGGACCGGGCGGTGCAGAAGCTAAAATAGCCCCGCCGTCGAAAACAACGAGGCGGTCATCTTCTGCCATTTCGGACAGATCCACCCAGACAAACATCTGAATGTTTTCCGCATTCGGCGGAGTGCGGAAACGAAGGGCAATTGTCGGATATTGCCCTTCTGAAGCGGTTTTATAAGCATATACCCCATCATATTTCTTTGAGGTAACTTTCTCCCATCCATACGTATAGCTATCGGTTGCGTCACCAGCCGGATTAATTATTTCGAAAAAATCGGTATCCTCATAATCGGTCATGGGCCCTTCCTGAAATTGCGCCCATTTCGCCCATAAGATTCCGCTCGCTTCCTCCGATGAACAAATGAAGGCAATGCGCACTTTTGCATATCGGGCGCCAGTGGGGGCAACCGCTGAAACGCTATGCCGAATAAATTCTTCAGAGGTATGGATATCTGACTCATCGGCGCCTATCAAACCAATGGGGGATGCCTCATCAAACCACATAATAATTAATTGGGCGCCGCTTCCTTCGGGTAGTTCACCGGTTATCTTTGTATAGGCGGAAAAGGTATATTCAATACCTTCGGTTACAGGAATATATTTTTCATACTCAATCGCCGCATTTGCGATATCCGCCGTTTCGGAGATATTTATCATCTGCGCAGGCTCTTCTTCATCAAATAGCCAAGAAGTGGTAGCACTTGCAGATCCGAAGGTTCTCCAACCATCCACTACTCCGTCGCCGTCGGTATCCTTCCCTAATGATGCGTTCTTTAACAAGTTTTCGAAGGACATTACTTTCGTTATGGTAGCCAAAATATCACCTCCTGCCGCGCAAGCTTTCATAAATACGCAGTTGCCGCAACATTTCTCGGCCCATCGCCCGGGCAGACTGCGGCGCGCCGTGAATGTTTATCGTCCAGTTCGGCCTTGCTCTTTCCGGTTGGGTTTCTAGCCCGCTAGACGCCGCCGGGGCTGATACGGCGTCAGCCATCTGATTGGATACCCGGCGTATATCGCCCATCATTGATTGCAAACCGATAATGAAGCCCTCGGCGGTGTTTTTACCATAACCTTTCATTACTTTTGATGGGGATTCAATTCCCAATGCGCTTTTAATTCGGCGCTTAATGCCATCTGCAATTTCTTGGGCTTTTTTGAGCACTCGATCTTTTAAGCTGGAAATCCCGTTGATCAGCCCTTGGATGATGTCGCGACCAACTTTTCTTAAATTGATCCCTTTGAAAAACCGCATCACTCGATTCCATATATTTTGGATTCGTTCGCGGGCCTGATTCATCTTATCGGCAATCGCCTTTTTCATGGCCTCCCATTTTGTCCGGGCGTAGGATTTAATTTGTTCCCATGTTTTCGACAACCAATTTTTTATGGCGTTCCACACTTCAATAGTTTTGGCTTTGATTTTATCCCAGTTCTTCCAAAGGGCTACAATGATTGCAATCAATGCCGCTATCACTCCGATAACAATTAAAACCGTCGAAGATGCTACCCCGAAAGCAGCGGCAACGGCTGCCACAAAAGCGGCAATCCCCGAAAGAATCGGCCCTAAAACTGCCAAAAGACCAAAAAAGATCGTAAGCGCTCCAACTATAGCGGTGATGGTGGCGGCCAATTCTGGGTTTTGTTTGATCCACTCAGCCAGTTTTGAAATAAAGTTCGCAATTGGGATCAAAAGCGGCTCCAGCGCTTCTTTTAATTCAGCAAGGGCTTGTTTTAGCTGGACGATTGGGTCTTCATCGGTTGCTTGAATTTGCTCATTTAATTGCCGCTGGTTTTCGGTTAGGCTGACCACTTCGCCTTTAGCATTGATGAGGGTATCCAGGATTTTCTCGCCCTGGTCCTCATACATCGTTCCAAAAGTGGCTACCCCAAGCGCGTATTTCGTCGTTTCATCATCAACATTTTTAATGGCCTGGGCAACCTCTACCATTGCCTTTTTACCGGCTTCCCCGCCTTGTGCGACAGCTCTACCCCATTCTTGCATTTGTTTTGCGGATATGTCAGTACCTTCTAATAGATCTTGGACGGCTTTTGGTACTTCTTCACCAAATTCAGATAATCGTATTCGTCCTTCTTTCAGCCCGTCAAGCAGGTTATCGATATTCCATGTTTTCGTATCAATCCCAGCGGCAAAAATCGCCTGGATTTCCTCTGCTTCATACCCGGCCATCCGCAATTGAAGGCCATATTCAGAAATAATATCGAGCTGCTCCGGCGGAAAACCCATTTTAAGGAGGGAATTAGTCAGCGCTAGGGCGTCCTCGTTGGAAATTTTCAGGGCGTCGGCTATTTCATTTACTTCTTGGATCAATTCAACAAAATCGATCCCGGCATATGCTTTCGAGATTGCCGCCGCGCCCTTTACAATCCGCGCATTCGCCTCATCGCTAGCATCAGCATTTAACGCCCACTGGCGCCGGACTCCTTCTAGGGCGGCCTCCTGGTCGCCGATATAGGCGGTGACGGTATGCACCGCTTTCTTAACGGCTTCCACCGATTCCGGCGGAACCTCCATAGAGATTTCTATATGAGTATCCAGGGATGCCAGGTCGAGCGCCTGATCAATCGCACCCGCAGCAGTCAATCCGCCGGCCAACCCGGCCAAGGCATCCCCTAGTTCCATCGCGGACTCCTTGGCGCTTTCCGCTTCCTCCGATACCTTTTTCATGTCGCGCCGAACGTTTTCAAGGGCGCCTTTATCACTGATACTGGCTAGTTCCTGCCGAAGGTTAGCCAGGCGCTTTTCAGTAAATTGAATCTCACGCCGGAAAGCCCTATATTGACCTTCGCCGATTTTTCCGCTTTGAAATTGTTTCTCTACTTGGGACTGAGCGGCGCGCAGCCGGTTTAACCGTTCGGTCGTGTTCTCGATCTGCTTCGCCAAAATTTCCTGTTTTTGCGCCAGGGCTTCGGTATTGCCGGGATCAAATTTTAGCAACCGCTCAACATCTCGTAGCTCTTTTTGGAGTTCAACGCTCCGCTTGTTGACATCAGCCAATGCTTTTTCTAGCGGCCTAGTCTCGCCGTCAAGTTCAATAGTAATTCCTTGAATCCGCCTAGGCATAAATTTCACCACCTTAAAAGGCGTCAAAGTCCGCCTGCGTTGCTCGCCGGGCGGGTGCTTTCCGTTTTTTCGGGTTGTGGAGGTTAATGTACTCCTCGGCATAGTCCAGACACATGCCGATAGTCATTTCCTCCAAATCCTCCCACTGCAACCCGCTTTGTTTGCATAAGAGAAAGAATGTTTCCGTCTTTATTGGTTCCGTTTTTGCCGGTAGGTGGGAGGCTTTTTTTTCGTGCCCATCACTCCATTTAAGAGATCGAATACGGTCGGCAATACGTCCTCCAAAGGGAACCGTTCAAACTGATCGAACCATTCCACTGGCTCCGGGATGGACTTGTCCGCATTCTTTGCCATCACCCAAATGAGATTATAAAAAACCGTCGTGTCCAGGTTTTCCACCCGATTCTTCTTCATGTCCGGATTCATTTTATATACATCGCCGAAAAAATCCCGGCCAAATTGCGCCTTATAACGAAGAGGAAGTGCGGCTGTCGCTTTCAGCCGCACTTCCTTCCCATCGATCATGATCGTTTTTTCCATTGCTCATCAAGCCCCCGCCTTTTCGTATACCGCACTATACCAGGAATCGTAAATATTTGCCGGCGTATCCGTCGTCGTTTTGGTTTTGACAAGCCCATCCGTCGGACGAGCACTGGCAATAAAGGTCAACTCAGTCGGCTGCGGTTCAATTGTGTCCGTCGCGGTGGTGCTAGTAACCGTGGGACGGTTGGCAGTGCAATAATAGAGAACGTGGCGGGTCGCTTTCACGTCACCCTCAAACTCAAACAACAGCGCAAACGGTTTGCCCTTCGCGTTGGCGTTCTCACTTACTACCATATCGGTATCATCCTTAGTTTCGCCCAAGCAATCCACCGCGAAGTCTTCGGGAATCAGCGCAATGGAAAGGGTCCCCTCATAACCTTGGTTGTTTTGAGCGCTGAAATACAAGGTGTTGTCCGCATAAAACTCCGCCATTTCCCCGCGCGGTTCGAGGGAAAGTTCCACCGCCCCGGGGATCGGCTTCGGCGTGTCATAGGTGATCGTCCCCATTTGTTGGTCATAAGTGGCTACTGCATAATGGACGTTCTTAATACCGTAAAGAACGCGGTTCGCCATAGTTTAAATCACCCCTATTTCGTAGGTTTTTTGAAACAGCGCCTCACTCTCAATCCACGTTTCCGTGGTCTCGTAGGCGATTCCGTTCAAATCAAAAACCGCCTCAAGGGCGGCCTCAGCGGTCAGGTCTTTTTTTTCTGTGTATAGTTCGACCAGAATGTTATTGATCTTCGCATGCACCCGGTTATCCGCGAAGAAGTTGGCCGATCCTTCCACACGGTAAGTTATAAACGGCGGCTGTGGGGCGCTCTCAGCGGGGAAATGAGAATAGGCGACAGGGTATCCGGTCGATTTTAAAAGGGCATAAAGTTCACTTAAGGTCACCGCCTGATCACCCTTTCCGCCTCCTCCACGTACTCCTTAATGGCTTCCTTCTCTACTGGACCGATATGAGGAATCCCCGGCACCCTGCCGCCGCCACGCTTGGCGTGGCCGTGTTCGAGTAGGTGGGTAAGCTGATAGTTAGTTGCATTATGGACCACCCAAGCACTTCCCACCTTCCGGGCCCGCCAGCCCCGAGCATATTCCCCAGTCTTTTTGGGGCTTCGTCGCTTCAATTTCTTCACCGCGTTTTTGGCGGCTTTTTCCTTGGCCAGTTCCAGCCCTTCCACTACTTCCTCCGAATAGGTTTGAAGGGCCTTCGCTATTTCATTCGCCAGACCGGTTACTTTAATTGCCATCCCCGGCCACCCTTTCGCAAATGATACGGGTTTTTTCGCCGCGGGTTTCAGTGCGGATGATCTTGTATTTTATGCCGTTGTGACTAAGTTTTGTTTCGCCGGCATATTCAAAGGAATAGATCTCAAACATCCGTTCCGGCTTTAGACCAGCCAGGGAAGCATTGTAAAACTCGGCCTGATTCACCGCCATCTCGTTGGCGTAAACTTTCCGCTCCGTTTCCTGTTCGATCTGGTTGCCGATCTCGTCCTCGACGATCTGAGTCGAGACAAGATGGATTACAGCGTTATGTCTCACTGGTCCCGCCTCCCGTGTAGTCTGTAGACAGGGCCAGGTGCATTTTCAGGAGATCATACGACCGTTGAAACCGATCCGCTTCCGGGTTGTCGTAGCCGAAATGGGCTTTACAGTAAGTGATGGTGGCCCGTTTGATCAACGGGTCATTGTCATCCTCCGCTTTTTCCCGTTTGACTCCGGCTAAAATGAGATCAGCCCGCGCCGCGTCAATCAAATCTTGGACTTCAGAATCAAAGGCGCTGCTGGTAATCCGCAGCGCCAATTTTGCATCGTCCAGCAGCGCCATTCGATTTCACCTCATCAGGACGATTCTTTCTTAATGCGGAGGAAACCATTTTTGGCCGTGACGTTCCCGCCGACAAAGATACTGCCTTTGTGCGCAATCATTCCTTGTTTAAATTTATAGTCGGTAGACCGCATGATTTCGGCATCGGAGAAAATGGCCAGAGTATAATTGGACAGCGGTCCATAAGCCATGCAGTAGGCATCGGCGGGAGTATTCGGATCAGAAAACGCCGCGCAAGCGCTATTAATGATAAAAAGCA